CGCACGAAAACATTTGCTGAGTTAGCCAAGTGGTCAAACTTGTGTGTGTTTCGACCGTGGTTTGATATGTCTGCAACCTCGATCACGTCTCGTCAACCAGGGCACGAAAAGACCTGGCGCATAGACGCAGTGCCGTGGAGTGAGTCCAACCCTGAAGCGGTTGCCGGCATGCACAACAACGGGAAGCGTTTGATCATCATTTTTGACGAGGCATCAGGTATTGCAGACAGCATCTGGGAGGCTATTGAAGGAGCGCAAACTGACGAAGACACACAGATTTGGTGGTTATGCTTTGGCAACCCGACGCGCAATACAGGGCGATTCTTTGAGTGCTTCCATCGTTATCGCCATCGCTGGATTCATAAAAACATTGATTCACGCCAGGCGATAGCTTCGAATAAAGCTCAGATTCAGCAGTGGATTGATGACTACGGCGAAGATTCGGATTTCGTTAAGGTTCATGTTCGCGGTGTTTTCCCGAGCACCAGCGCTATGCAGTTCATCTCTCGAGAGACTGTAGAGGCGGCATCAAAACGCACGCTGCCTCATGTCGATTACACCAAAACGGTTGCCATTATTGGTGTAGACGTCGCTCGCTTTGGTGACGACAGCTCTGTCATTTGGACACGGTTTGCGCTTGATGGTCGTTCTATGTCCAAAAAGAAATTTCATGGCCTCGATGGGCATCAGCTCGGCGAGAAGATTGCAGAGTATTACAACGAGCTGCGGAAAATGGGCGTCGGCAAGATCGTCATTAATGTCGACGTTGGCGGTGTCGGTTCCTCTCCGTGCGATTGGTTGTATCACAACGGCTACGCTGTCAATGAAATCAACTTTGGCTCAGGCGCTGGCAATGATAAGCGCTACAAGAATAAACGCGCGGAAATGTGGGGTCGCATGCGAGAGTGGCTAGAGGCCGGCGGATGCATTCCGGATGACGCTGATCTAATAACTGACCTCACAGGTGTTGAGTACGACTACACGCCAATGAACCAAATCTTGCTTGAAAAGAAAGAGGCGATGAAAAAGCGTGGGCTCTCATCTCCTGATAACGCAGATGCTCTCGCACTCACCTTCGCGGTAAAGGTCAATGAGTATCTTGACGACCTGCCCTCGCCAGCTCCTCGTCAGAGCTTTACGCGTCTTGGGGTGAGAGATCCGTATCGCGTTTCGTGAGTGGGTCTGTGCGCATGACTGCGGGAAGCCGTCTAATCATGCTCACATGACAAAAGAATTTCATTGCCGGCGCATCACGTGCCAAGAAGCCTGGGAATCCCCAGAGTGGACAAAGATCATGCGTGAGTACACGCAAGACGTGTCATATACGGATTTGCCGGCGGATCCTGATTGGGATGCATATCTAAAGCTGGAAAAGTCTGGCGTGCTGCGGCCAATAGGCATCTTTGATGGTGAGCGTCTGATTGGCTTTTCTACGTACCTGCTTTATCAGCTGCCGCACTTTGCCGGGAAGTGCTTGGCATCGTGTGAGAGTCTTTGGTTGGATCTTGACTACCGAAAGCAAGGCGCAGGAATGATTCTCATTAAGGCGCTTTTCGAGTTCTCGAAAGAGGACGGAGCGTATGGCATCTATCTCGGTGCAAAAGTTGGCTCACGAGCCGCAAAAGTTTACGAAAGGGTCGCCGAACCTATGAATCTTCTTTTTTGGAAGAAGCTATGAGCGCCATACTTGTAACTGGCGGAGATCTGCCTGCATGTTCTCAAGCTGCATTGCAAGCGGTAATGGAGCTTAGAAAGCGCATTGATACTGACTTGCAGCCATGCGAGTTTCCGACGGAGGCATTCCGTCATGCCGGATGTTATGTACGTACCTGCAAGGTTCCCAAAGACACGGTGCTTGCGGGGGCGGTGATTAAGGTCCCTACGGTGCTTGTCATTGTTGGGCATTGCTTAGTCACTGCAGGTGAAGATGTGCGAGAGATTGAGGGCTTAGCCATCCTACGAGGCGCAGCCGGACGCTCACAAGTATTTCGTGCTCTTGAAGATACGTACCTCATTATGTTTTATGCCTCTTCGGCGTGTTCATTGGAAACTGCCGAAGAGGAGTTTACTGACGAATTTGCGCAATTACTGTCGAGGAGAACGAGATGAGCGGAGGCGTGACCGGAGGACTAATCGTGGGGGCAGCGGTTGCAGGTGCAGCAACAGCAGCCAACGTGTACATGAGCAACAAGCAAGCCCGTGCGCAGAGTTCGGCGATGCGTCAGGCTCAAGCAAATGCCAAAAAGGAGCAGGAGCTGCATGGACAGGCGGTCAAGCGGCAGAACCAAAATTCAGCGGACATAACATCTATTCTGATGAATAACGCGAATTCATCACTCTCCGGCGGCAGCACTTTGCTTACCGGTCCGTCTGGTGTTTCAAAAGATAAGGTTTCGCTGGGCGGCGGCGGAACTTTGGGGTGAGATGATGTCTGACAGGGAACTGTGCGAACAAATCGTAAATCGCTGGGTGAAACTCAGACTGGAGCGAGAGCCTTTTCTAGCGCAGTGGCATCAGATTAGCGAGCACATTACACCTGCGTCGGGTCGATTTCTGACACCTGCTGTAGGGCGTAAGAATCAAGCGCGAGAGCGATGGAATCGGATATATGACAACACGGCGGTTCGTGCGGCCAATATTCTTGCTGCCGGCCTGATGTCGGGCATGACGGATCCTTCCTCGCAGTGGTTCTCGCTGACGACTGGATCCCCTGATTTAGACGAATCACATGCCGTAAAAGTGTGGCTCGATCAGGTACAGCGCATTATGGAGATGTGCTTTACCAGGACGAACGTCTATCAAGCGCTGCACCACGGTTGGCGTGAGGTGGGGTGCTATGGCGTCACAGCGATGGTCGTTTTAGAAGATCAGCGTTATGGTCTGCACTGTTATCCGCTGGTCGTTGGGGAGTATGCGATAGGTGTAGATTTTCGCGGTATCCCTGACACGCTTTACCGTAAGTTTTCTATGACAGCCGCGCAGCTTGTGCAGTCTTATGGTCGCAAGCGGATGCCGCAGAATGTACTCAATTGCTATGACACCAAGGATTACGACAAGACATTCCGCTGTCTGCACGCGATTGAGCCACGATTTGAGCGAGATCCGACGAAGGCGGACAACCTCAACATGCCGTGGCGTTCGGTTGTTATTGTGCTTGATGCCGGCGACAGTGACGGTGTTGTGGACGAATCCGGTTATAACGAGTTCCCGGCGGTTGTAGGACGGTGGGGAGCGTCAGCGTCAGATATCTATTCAGAAGAGTCACCGGGTATGGTGGCGCTAGGCGATACGCTTCAGCTTCAGCACGAACAGCTTCAGAAGGGCAACGCTATTGACTATCAGGTGAATCCTCCGAGGATCTTGCCTACAGAAGCGCGAGACAATGAGATTGACTTTTTGCCTGGCGGGATTTCCTTCATCAATATGCCGACGAGTGCGGCACAGGTTCAGAGCGCATTTAATGTAGGGCTCAATTTGCAGTACCTCTCGCAGGACATTTTGGAGGTTCAGCAGCGTATCAATCAAGCGTTCAATGTGGACATGTTCCTCATGATCGCGAGCAGCACAAATCCTCAGATGACAGCGACGGAGGTTGCGGAGCGGCATGAGGAAAAGCTCATGATGCTCGGTCCCGTGTTGTCGCGCTTAAATAACGAAGTGCTGCGGAGCTTGATTGAACGGACTTTTTCGATTTTGATGCGGACTCGTCAGCTTCCTCCTCCGCCTCCGGAATTGCAGGGCGTAATGCTCAATGTTGAGTACACGTCGATGCTGGCACGTTCGCAGCGCGCAATTCGCGCGAATTCGATGGATCAATTCTTGAATCGCGTTATGCAGGTCGCTCAGGTCAAACCGGAGGTGACAACAAAGATTAACGGGTTCAATGTAGTCGACGAATACGCCGATTATTTCAGTGTTTCACCTTCGGTCATTGTGCCTAATGATGAGGCTCAGGCACAAGTTCAGGCGCAGCAGGAAGCAGCCAGAGAGCAGCAACAGGCCGAGCAAATGGCTCAGGGAGCGGACGTACTCGCCAAGCTTGGGCGCGTACCCGCTGGCGGCGAAACGATGGCCGGTCAAGCAGTAGCGGGCATGGCCGAAGCCGCCGCGGCGCAGTAGTGCGCATGACGAAGTTCTGCACTACGAGAATGAACTCATGAAATTCATGCGAGATGCTTTTGATCCAATAACGGCACAAGCTGAAGCAGAGGAGAGATCCTTTCTCGATGATCAGCGGAGACAGCGCACACAACTGTTGCTTGAGCGCTTCGCTTCATCAAAAGAAGGTCGAGAGCTATTGGCCGGTCTGCTTGATTTAACGGGGCTGCATGCTTCTAGTTTTTCAACGAATGCTTTAGGCATGGCGTATCGCGAGGGGCGTAGATCGGTCGGAATTAATCTCGTGTCGATCATGAAGCCAGAACACTATCAACTCATGTTGAAGGAAAGAAATGAGCGAAGAAAACAACGCGGCGGATCAGGCGGCAACGGAAGTTCAGACAACTAATAATGAAGTGCCGACAGATCAGCACAAAGATACTGGCACTTTGCTTGAGCAGGCACAAGACGAAACGAATCCGCCGAAGTCTGAAGGTGATGGGGAACCTACATCCAAGGACGATGGGCAGAAGGCCGATGGAGAGAAAGCTCCGGAAGGAGCTCCAGAATCCTATGAAGCCTTCACGACGCCGGAGGGGGTTGAACTCGACCACGGTGTGATGACTGAGTTCTCTGGTATTGCGAAGGAATTTGGACTTTCGCAAGAAAAAGCACAGGGCGTACTTGACCGCATGCTGCCGGTGATGGCGCAGCGTCAAACGGAGTACATCCAAGAAGTTGCCAAAGGTTGGGCGGAACGCACACAAAACGACAAAGAAGTGGGCGGAACCAATTTTCAGGCATCTCTTGCGGCTGTGGCGCGTATTCGAGACCACTTCTCCTACAACGAAAACGGTGAAATGGATCCAGATATTAAAGAGTTTTTGTCGTCACCCATGGGGAACCATCCGGGTGCAGTGAAGCTCTTGGCGCGCGCAGGACACTCGCTTGGTGAGGCGAAATTCCCCCAGGGAACTGGCGGGGATAAGGTCATGCCTACAGCGGAAGACTTCTACGCATCTGCGCGCAAGAAATAACGTTTTTGAGGTGGACTAATGGCAATCATCAATACAGCGGAACCGCTTACCCTTGCAGACTACGAATCGCTCTGTGGCGATAAGGATTTGTCACGCAAGGTGCTCATCAACACGATTCGCGACTATATGTCGTTCTTTGACCAGGGTGTCATTCTGCCGGGTAACGACGGCACGGGTGACAAGGGGCAACTCATCACGAAGTACCCTGAGGGGCAGCTTCGAGCTTTCAATGAAGGCTGGACGTCTGAAGTCGCCGCGGGTAATGTCGCGCGCTATTCGTCAAGTATGATGCGTACCCGTTCGACGGTCGACTTGGCGCTGTACAACACACGCAAGCCCTCAGATCGAGCGACCTATCGTATGCGCCAAGATGTAGCCTTCATGCGCGGCTTGGCTCGTAAGGCCGTTAAGCGAGTGTTCTATGGCAATCAGCAGACCGACCTTCGCGACATGATGGGTATTGCGAACATCGTTGTACCGACGAACGAAGCTTTCAAAGACCGCATTATTGACGCTAAGGGGACGACTGCCGGCAAACTTACTGACATCTGGCTTTTCAACTGGGATCCTGCTTCGTTCTATATGTTTTATCCGCAGGGCGGTGAGGGACCAGGCCTCGAAGTCGAGGATATGGGCGAGCAGTATGTGAGTGACAAGAACGGCAAGCAATACCGAGCGTTGGTCACCGAATACGGTTGGGATCTGGGCTTGGCGATCTACGATCCAGAACGCGTCGTGCGCATTGCCAACGTGGACACCGATAAGCTCTCAAAAAAGAATACGTCTGGCCCCGATCTTATCGATTTGCTTATGCAGGCCAAGGGGCGGCTCACGGATGAAACATCCGGAAAGGTGGCGTTCTATATGGCTGACGATGTTCGCAGCTTCTTTGAACGTCAGGTCATGAACAAGGACAACGTTCTTCTGAGCATGGGGGATGTTCAGGGACGGCAGGGCGTGCCGACGCTCTCGGGCATTCCTATCCACAAGATCGGAACGGATGTCATTTTGACCAATCAAAACCAGATGACGGGTATTAACTAAGGAGGCATTGAAATGGCAATGTTTGACTATCTGCTTCTGCTTTGCGAAGCTAAACCATTCAAAACGGCATTTCAAAGCGACGGCATCGATTTTCGGCAGAAGCATCCGACGACGGGGGCGAATGCCACGCCCCTCTTTTTGAATATCGTCTTTCCTGAAGACGGAGCCGGCACTGGTGATGTGACCTTCGCGCTGCAGCATTCTGACGATGGTTCTTCGGATTGGTCGGATCTGTTTAGCGTTACGGTAAAGGGGGCGGATTGTAAAAGCGCTTCGCCGCAGATGGCTACCCTGTCCATCACGCATAAACGCTTTGTGCGCCTTTCCGTGACTCCAGGTAGCGGAGCCGCACTGACTGCAGGAAAGGTAACGGCCGCCATTAGTGACGGTTATGACCTGCCGCCGCAGCAGGCTAAGCAAGGTGTTGAGTTCTTTGCGGATGCGACGCCCTAAGACTTTGTGTTAACGCTTTAACGAAGTTTCAGTGCTGTCGCTCATGGCGTTATGATCTCTGACGGAGGGAACTGGGAGGACTGGTTCCCTTTTTTGATATGGCAACAATTGTCGATATTTGCAATCTTGCGCTGAGCTATCTCGGTGAGGGATCAACGGTTACGAGCATTGATCCGCCTGACGGCTCGCCCCATGCGGGTAACTGCAATCGCTGGTACCCGCACGCACTCAGAGCATGCTTTGAGGATTTTGATTGGAGCTGGGCGACGAATCGGATCATCCCTGCCAGGCTAACGAGCACTGACAAGAGCGTTTACCAATGGAGGTACGGCTTTACGCTTCCCTCTGAGATGGTACGTT